AACTATACCAAAAAGAATCTGAAGAATTTGCTAAGAGTCCGTTAGCAGAAACACTAGCGAAATTTGATCCAAACGCAGAGGCTTTTGTTGTAGGTGTTTTGGATGTTGCAAACAGAACAACAACTTTAGAAGAACAACTTGCAGCAAATGAACAAAAATTAAAAGATATTGCAGACAAACCATTACCAGATCTTATCGATCCAGATACTGTACAAAAATTCAAACAAGATATTAATCAAAAGTCACTTGAGATGACAACTGCACTTGCATCTATAGATTTAAGTAAACTTAAACAAGTTTTTGACACAGCAGCAGATATGGCTGTAGAATACCTACCAAAAGCAGTTGAACTAGCGGCTGATAATTTTGAACTTGTAGCAGGAACCGTACTTGCATTTAATAGTGCTGCACTGCTTGCAACAGCAGCATTAAAAGGTATGAGTCTAGCAGCAGGTTCTAGCATGTTGGGTGGACCTAGCAAAGCAGGTAAAGCCGCTGTAGGCGGCGCTGTCGGTCAATCAAGTAAAGGTGCTGTTGCTAAAGGTGTAGCAAGAAGATTTGGTCCACTTGCAGTGCTTATGAGTGCGTATGAAGGTTACACAGGAGTATCGGAAGCAAACCAAAAAGCGGAAGCAGGTGAAATAACTGGCAATGAAGCAACAGTCGAAAAATCAGAAGCAATTGGTAGTGCTGTAGGAGGTGGCGGAGGCGCACTAGCAGGCGCAGCAGCAGGCGCTGCTATAGGATCAGTAGTTCCTATTGTTGGTACAGCAATTGGCGGACTAATTGGCGGTGCAATAGGTTATTGGGCAGGCAGTAAAGGTGGAGAAGCGGCTGGTGAAGCCATCGGTGAAGCAATTGCTGGCGAAGATACTATCAAGGATCTTGAAGCTCAAATTGCTGAAGAACAGGCTAGAATTGACAGAAGTATGTCTGGCGAAAACGAGTATTGGGGCAGAGAATCAAAAGGTATTGAAAAATCACAAGCCAAAATCGAGCAGTTAAAAAGAGATTTAGATTTAGTCAAAAAACGTGCAGAAGCAGAAGGTGTACCAGTTGATGAGTCCAATAACAGTATTAAAGATGCAGAGGGTACAGGATCAACTACAAGTTCAACAAGTGCTACAGATGCGCAGAAAAAACTAGAAGCAGAAAAAGATAAAGAAACAGAAGCCAAAAAGAAAGAAGAAGAAAAAAACCAAAAACAAGAAGAAGAGAAAAAAGCCAAAGAAGATGAACTATCTAAAGCAACCGGAACCAAGAAAACACCAGAAGAAGTTATGTTAGCGTTAAATACAAACATAGAAGAATTAGTAGGATTGACTAGACTAAGTAATTCATTACAACAGAAACACATTGGTGTTGCACAAGGCATGAGTAATGATGCATATACTGTAGGATAATGGTTGACAGATTTTACATAATTATGTATAATAAAGGATAAGTTATGAGTTGGAAAAAATATTTTACACCAGTAAACACTGAAAACCAGTCGGGTTCATACAGTCCAATTAGTGGTGGCGGCCGCCCAGGTCCTGCCAGATCTAATTATTCATCCTATTTGCCTGACGTATATGCAGGTAGTCCAAACCGTATTGAAAAATACATGCAGTATGATACTATGGACATGGATTCGGAAGTTAATGCAGCATTGGATATTTTAGCAGAATTTTGCACAGGCAAAGATAAAGAAAATGCCACACCTTTCCATTGCTTTTTTAGAAACGCTCCAACCGCAGTTGAAACTAAATTATTAAAAGAAGCATTACAAAAATGGTGTAAAGCACAACAACTCGAAAATAGAATTTTTAGAATAGTAAGGAATGTATTTAAATATGGCGATTGTTTTTTCATGCGTGATCCTGAAACTAAAAAACTTTTATATGTGGATCAAGCAAAAGTCTCAAAAATTATTGTTAACGAATCCGAAGGAAAACTTCCCGAGCAGTATGTTGTAAAAGATATTAATTTTAATTTTAAAAATCTTGTAGCAACTACACCACACGGAACAACAAACACAAGTCCGAGCGGAACAAGTTCATACACAAGCGGCGGCGGTTTTGGTAGAGGTATGGTAGGAACTGCTGCACAACCTCCAGGAACAAGATTTCAAAATCAGCAAAATGAAGTAACTGTAGATGCAGAACATATTATGCATATCAGTTTGTCAGAAGGGTTAGACAACAACTACCCATTTGGTAATTCATTGCTTGAAAGTGTGTTTAAAGTTTACAAGCAAAAAGAATTACTAGAAGATGCAATTATCATTTATAGAATTCAACGTGCTCCAGAAAGAAGAATTTTTTATGTTGATGTAGGTAACATGCCTGCACACATGGCAATGAGCTTTGTTGAAAAAGTTAAAAATGAAATACAACAAAGACGTATTCCTAGTTCAACAGGCGGCGGAACTAGTGTAATTGATGCAAGTTATAATCCACTATCAACTAATGAAGATTACTTCTTTCCACAAACAGCAGAAGGAAGAGGTTCTAAAGTTGAAACATTACCAGGTGGTACTAACCTAGGTGAAATTACAGATTTACGTTATTTTACAAATAAACTGTTTAGAGCATTGCGTATTCCTTCAAGTTACTTGCCAACATCAATTGATGAGCAAGCAAATACTGTTGCAGATGGTAAAGTAGGAACAGCATATATTCAAGAGTTAAGATTTAACAAATATTGTGAAAGATTGCAAAGTAACATTGTTGAATCTTTTGATCATGAATTTAAATTTTGGTTAACATCGAGCGGATATAATATTGATCCTAGCCTTTTTGAATTAAAATTTAATCCGCCACAAAACTTTGCAGCATATAGACAAGCAGAGTTAGATACCACTAGAGCAAATATTTTTGGAACACTACAACAAGTTCCGCATTTATCAAAACGTTTTGCACTAAAACGTTACTTAGGATTATCTGAAGAAGAAATAAAAGAAAACGAAAGATTATGGCGCGAAGAAAACGGTCAAAATCTTGTTGGTGTTGACGGTGATGCTGCTGGCGAATTACGCGGAGCAGGTATTACACCAGGCGGCATAGCAGCAGATGCTGCAACACAAGACGCAGAAGCAGCACCTGATATGGCAGCCGCGGCCGAAGAACCAGCAGGAGGAGATGCTGGAGCAGAAACTCCCGCATAGGAATAAATATAGTATGCTTCTAAAAGAATTTTTTTATTTTAACGATGAGATAAATGACTTTGCTGTTGATCGAAGATACGACAACGCCAAGGATTCTTCTGTTGTTGAATTAGACGATACTAGAAAAATAAAACTTACCTTGGGTCAAATTAATCAACTGCGCCTACAAGCAGAAGCTCACGAAGCAGAAAAACAAAGCGAAGCGGGTTTCATTAGCCAAATGTATGGAACACCAGTTGAGCAAGAAGAATAAAAATAAATCTGTACACAAAGACATAGCATTTGTTCTTGGCAATGGCAAGAGCAGACTACATGTGAACTGTGAATCACTTTTAGATATAGGAACTGTATACGGCTGTAATGCCCAATATAGAGAATTTGATCCCCACTACTTAATTGCAGTTGACGTAAAAATGGTCAATGAATTAATAGAATCAGGGTATGCAGATAAAGGTACAGTTTGGACAAATCCCAACAAAGGTATTAAAGATCGCAAAAAAATAAACCTTTTTAGTCCCCACAAAGGATGGAGTAGTGGTCCTACAGCACTATGGTTTGCGGCTCGAAACGGTCATAAAAATATATATATTCACGGTTTTGATTATCAAGGACTACAAGGAAAGTTTAATAATGTGTATGCAGATACATATAATTACAAAAAAAGCACAGATTCTGCAACATTTTTTGGAAACTGGCTAGCACAAACAGAAAAAGTTATTAAAGAATTTCCACACACACAGTTTTATAGGGTAATAACTACTGGGGCATTCGTTCCAGATAGACTAGGACCGCAATATCCTAACGTAAAACACATTTCTGTAGAAGATTTTGGTAAAACCTTCGAAGGAACTATATATCAATAGTAAATGAATCAAAAAACACCCTTTTTACCCCAATTTTATAAGCAAAGTGTAAATACAGTAACAAACAGCCTTACCAATTATTATAGGAGAATACAATGGCAGACAAAACAACATTAGAACAAATGCTTGAGCATTTAGTTAACGATGATTCTGCAAAAGCAGAAGAATTATTCCACGAATATGTGGTAACAAAATCAAGAGAAATTTACGAAGACCTTATCGAAGAAGAAGTAAAAGATGAGGAAGTTGACGAAGCATCTAAAGATGATGATGCAGAAGACAAAGAAGTTGACGAAGCATCTAAAGATGATGACGCTGAAGATGAAAAAGTAGACGAAGCATCTGATAAAGATGAAGAAGTTGACGAAGAATTTGAAGACGTTGCAATAGAAGCAGACGACGAAGACAAAGACGAAATGGATCCAATGGGCGGTGACGCTACTGACGATCTAGAATCAGACATCACAGGTGATGACGAAGAAGGTGATAAAGAGCCAGAAGAGTTATTCCAAGATTTAGATTCAATTGTTGATGAACTTCAAGCAAAATTCGACGAAATTAAAGGCGACGACGGTGAAGAGATGGACATGGACGCAGAAAAAGAAGAAGAAACTTTTGCTCCAGAAGCATCTGCAGACCCAGAAGGCGACGCTGAATTAGCAAC